TGTTTACCGTGTGACAACCACTGATGATGTGATTTTGCTGCAAAACAACTTAAGCGTATTAGTGCCCGTTATTGCAGAAAAAGCAGGCGCAGCATACAACCTAGGTGCAGGTTATTACCATGTTTTACCTGAGTCAGTAACCGGCATTGGTAGCGTGAGCAATGATGCTGACTGGATAGACGTATTAGGTGCCGATGCTGAAAGTAATGATGATTTAAAACTGCGAACCCGCAACGCATTTACCGCCGCTGCCCCTTGGCATATTGATGCTGTTTATCGCGCAATGCTTACCGAACGCGCAGGACTAGACGAAGACAACATATTTTTTGAACATGACGCACCACGGGGTCCAGGTACTGCAAACGCTTATATTTTGCTAGATACCGGAGAACCATCAAGCGAACTTATCACCGACTTAAATCAATATGTAATGGATAAGGGCTACCACGGCCACGGCGATGATGTACTGATTTTACCGTTGCCAGGTGTTGATACCAACATAGGTGTAACGGTTTACCCAGACCCTAAATTATTAGCAGCAGAAGTGATTACGTTACTGAATGGCATAGAAGACTTTATTCGCTGCGCATTTCGTGAAAACACCAACTACACCGCTACCAGAACAGAGCCAGCAACACGCTTTAGCTTTAGCCGCTTAAGCCAAGAGCTACACAAAGAGTTCACTGGGTTAGAGTCGCTTAACTGGCACCAAACAGACATTACCAACGCCAATAATGTGCCACGAATCGATACGCTAACCATAACCAATGGTAACGGCGCATGAACATTGATTGGAGCGACCTAACCAAAATGCCTTACTGGTTAGCAAGGCAGGGCAGCGAACTGGATAAATTGCGCAAAGGTGCCATGCGATTTTGGCAAAGCTTTGCAGATATGCTGGCGTTTCCGTCTAAACAACTCGACCCAATGACTGCAGATCTTGAGATTGTGCACTTACTGGCATGGGAAAGAGATATTGAACAGATACCAAGTGAAACCGAAACACTTTACCGAACGCGGGTTAAATACGCGCTCAAGTTTGCTAAAGGAGCAGGCAGTAAAGAGGGCTGGTACTACATGTTCAAAAAACTCGGTACACCGTGGATCACCATTGACGAACGAATAAGTGAAACAGATTGGGACGTAGTTAGCCTGCAATTGCTTGATAGCGACCTAGCAGATAGAGCGGGGTTAATAGATAACATTTGCAGGCAATACGGCCGTACAACACGACGATATCAGTTTGACACCATTGCCAGCTTGCCATTAGTTGCACCACCTAATGTCTTTTCTTTAGACAGTTTAACCAGCATGGCGCGGCTAAATGACGACATGAAACCAGCGATAGGGCTGGCAGTTATGGACAATGAATCACATTTTATTATTGCTAACAATAAACAGCTCATTAGTTAGAGAGGAATCAACATGGCTTCAGTAATTACAATCACCGGTGAACAACTCTTTGCAGCAAAGGCGCAGGCTAATGAGCAACTTGATATCGACACTTTTATTTTTGCAAATGTGCCAAATCAAGACCCTACAGCCACAATTAATCGCGAAGAGGGGATCCCGACTGACAATATCGTCCATCAGCAAAGTGTTCAGCAAGTTGGCCGCATAAATGAAAACGTGGTGGTGTATTCAACCGTTTTAGATAGCGTAACGGGCCCATTTGAATTTAACTGGGTCGGGCTGTACTCGTCTGTTAACCAAAAATTAGTTGCTATTAACCATGTTCCTACTGTCACTAAAACAACAACAGAGTTAGGCGAGTCAGGCAACACGTTAAACCGTAACTTTGGTATTGAATATAGCGGTATTGCTGACTTAACAAACATTACAGTTGCCCCTGAAACATGGCAGTTAGACTTTACAGCTAGATTAAGCGGCATGGATAAACTAACCCAACAACTTGCCACAGATATGAACGGTAAAGATTGGTTTATTGAAGACGGTTTTAAAGTAGTGCCACGCGCCACAGTAAATACATTTAGCATCACGCCAGGTGTTGGGTATGTGTCTGGTTTGCGTATTGAGCTAGAGCAAGAACATATTTTAGCCGTGCAAACATACCCGCAGTTTGTATATGTTGATGCATGGTTTGATGGCACAGCCAACAGCGTTTGGGCGCCACAAGTAGCCTTTACTGTTACCAATGCCGAAATGGATGATTATATTGATCCAACAGGTATACAGCATTATGTATATAAGTTAGCGGTAATTAATGCGGCTGATGATGTAGGAGATTTGCGCACAAACAAAGGCTTAAGCGATAAAATAAATAAGTTGGTTGATAAAGATGGTGAAATTCCAACGCCGAAGGACTTTGGCGCTGTTGGCGATGGGGTTACAGATGACACGGTCGCGGTTCAAACCGCGCTGGACAGTTGTGATTACTTAACGTGGAATGGACTAACCTATGCAGTAAAAGAGGTTTTTTTTAGACGCTCATCAGCAACACACAAAGGTCAAATTTCACTGAAAGGGATCGCGACTTCTCAAACAGAAGCGGTAGTGCACTTTAACTGTCTCAGTAATTCAATTGAATCGATAAATGCAGATCAAAGTTTCAATGTGAATTATACCCAGAACATTAAATGGTACTCAAAAAGTGCTCAGGTGCCCTCGCAATACAACAAAATCAAGCAAATGGGGTCTTTTAACTGCATTTACGGGTTGGTAATCGGCGGCTTACTTGGTGAAGAAGTAATAGACGCGCCACAGTCTGAAAACTCTATTACTCACTTTCACACTAGAGCCTGTTTAGTACCAATTTTTTGCAACCAACCAAACGGATTTTATTTAATTGGTAATAGTTCGATTAATTCAATCAGAAACGAATGGCCATTAGCACCAGCCAGCCAATTTGACTATGCCAATTCACGATGTTTAGTCGTTCACCAAGGGTCGGTACAAATTACCGCGTCGGAAATGTTAAAAACCGATACCCAGGATGGGATTGGTGTTGAGCAATTCGGCGGCAGGATCATATTAAGCAATATCTCTTCTGAAATAGCCAGTAAAAACACGAAGTTCCATGGTGGTGAGTTTATTTGCAGTGACTCAGTCTCATTGTTTAGCAATGCCGCAGAAGATATGCACGAAATAACCGAGGACGCCACAGGACTATTTTCCATCTCTAATTCAAAACATTATCGACCTGAGTCAGCGACCAATGCTGATAAAGCGTTTTTGAAACATAACTCTAATATGAACGCCACCATAAAATTGTCGGTGTTAAATTTAGAAAACTTTATTGGATATGGATGGATAAAGGATGCTAACAATCGAAATTCATCCAGTAAAAACATTTCAATTAGCGATGTCACAATCACCGATAATGGGGCTGGCAGGCCATCAATAAATTTGAATTCAAATTATAAGGGGCAGTCGCTACTTAAATTTTTGAAAGTAAACGCCCTTTGCAGTTCTGTTACCGGCTGGAATATACTCCTAAAATATGGCGCCGGCAGCTATTTTGAGGTGGACAATGATGCTCCTGCACTCGATAAATTTGGCAAGGCGTTAACTAAGTCTTTAAAAATGGTGGCAACAGGCACTGCATACCTGACAACAATCAATCTTACTACACCGGAAGATACACAGAATTCAGCAATTAATGTAACCGCAGGCAGTAAATTCTTAATCTCTGGATTTGTTAAGAAAACAGCAAGTTCAGCAGATGTAAAAGTCGGTCTAATAATATCAGATGGCACTGTTAATACTTTTACAGAAATAGACGGAGGTTTTAGTATCAATGCTAATGAGTGGACTTACTTTGAAAGTGTTGTGACTTGCCCAACCGACAGTATTTATGCGGGGGTTGCGTTTGAAGCGGTGCAATCAACTGTGAATATCTGTGATATTTCTATTATAGAAGTGAATTAAACATGCTAATACTCAACTCAACTTCAATCATGCTCAAAGCGCTTCTCATCACCGCCAGCCAAGAGCTGGCGACTGAGGATGCTAGCGGCCAAAGTTCTAGCACTGATACCGCAGAAACGGGTATTAAGGCAAAGATGCTGGCAGTGTCGGGATTTATTCCATTTGCAGATGTACAACAGCTAACAAACTTATTTAAGTTGGCCGAAGCGACTGAAGCGGGGGCGCGTGTTATGTACCGCATCAGCAATAAAACAGCTGATGCATTAGGCATTAAGCAAATCAAATTTAGCAGTAAAATTGAAGCTGTTGAGCAACAAACTACTCGTCAATGGTCTGTCAGTTTTACCTTGCAAGAATATCGAAGCGTGCCGCAAAAGGTAGAAGAACGCCAAGCAGATGCCACAGCAAATCAACAAGGCGCCAGCACTAGTGGCGAGTCAGGTTTTCAATATGCATCACTGCAACAAAACCTAACTGATTTTGAAAAGTTGAGATCGTAATGAGCACACCTAATTCACGATTTATTGCCAGAGCCTATGTCGACAATCAAAAAGTCGATATAACTGATCATTGGGTCGTGTTGCAATCTGCTACGCCAGGTAATTGCCAAATCACCGTTAACACAGAGGTAAAGCAATTTGCCCTGGTATCGGTTGATTTGGGGTGGGGTGACATGATTGATAAAGTCTTTATCGGCTATGTTGAACGTGTCATGCCTGCCGTTAATGGCTGGTATACCTTATTTTGTCGTGAATTATCGGCATCGTTAGCACTCAACTACAGCGTCATGTTACGCCATCCAACTTTAAAGCAAGTATTAGATGAACTAAGCCAATTAACAGGGCTTGAGTTTTTAGTACCTGATAGCGCTTACGCTGATACCGCAATACCATGTTTTTACTGCGACAGTTCAGGTTATGCAATGTTAGACAACATTGGCCGCTCGTTCCGTATTGACGACTTTATCTGGCAACAGCAAGGTAACGGCAAAATATACGTTGGTAGCTATCAAGACAGCTTTTGGGCAGACAAGCCAATTGTCATCCCAAACAACTTAATGACGAACCACCAAGCCGGACGAACGGCAACCATACCCGCCGCACCAATGATTAGGCCAAACGTACTGGCCAATGGTAGCCGCATTAAAACCGTTGAGTTTAAAGAAACTCAAATGACCATAACGTGGTGATATATGGAAACCATAATCAATAGAGTGATTCGCCGCTTATTCCCAGAACTCACCGCAAAGCTGCATTTACCACGTTGGGGTAAAGTGGTTACCTTGCCTGAATTACCAACCGAAGATGGCGAACGTGGTAGCGATCCATTTTATCCACGCTATGCTGTTGACGTGCAGCTGCTTGACGAAAATGGCACTGAAACTAAATCAAAGGTACTTCAAGCAGTACCGTTACCATTGCCAGGTGCAGGAAATAAAGCAGGCAGACTAGAACCGCCGGCTATTGGTGCAATTGTTGAAATTGCATTTGCATATGGCAGACCTGATAAACCATTCATCAGAACAGTATTACCCTTTGGTTGGGACTTACCCGCAATCAAAGAGGGCGAAACACGCACCCAAGTACGCGATGGGGTATACCAACACATCGACGACAAAGGCAACTTTGAAAACAAAACTGATGAGTCAATAACAGACATCATAGGCAAACTGGCTGAACTACAATGTGAAACCCGCAAAGTCACAGCCAGCATTGAACAAGACCACCGAAGCCCCAAAACATGGATCGGTAGCGATGGCGAGAACGTACTCAAGTTACTATCAGAACTCATGGCCACAGTAAGCGCATTAGCCACAACATGCGCAAGTCACACTCACCCGGGCATTGCATCGGGACCAGGTTCAACACAACCACCAAACCAAGCAGGCGACTTCAGCGGCAAAGCATCAGAAGCAGATGACCAGAAAGGAAGGCTGGATCCTATTACCAAATAGTTGTAGTGTTTATAAAACAAACACATAAGGTAATAGTATGGAAACACAATCTGCTTTAGTTGAATTTGCAAACGAGAATATTGGTCTGTCATGTCAACGTGTCCCTATGATTGGTGAAACCGTTGTTGTCCGTGATGAAACTTACACAGTCAAAGGGGTGAGACATGAGAAAGGCAATGCGTATTTAGATGTTGGAGGCGGGGATGCACCAGAAAAGGAACCAACCAAACCATTTCGAATACCAGTAAGTTGGCCTTAACAGATCCAGAGTATAGAGCCCAGCACAGTCTGGGCTTTTTCATATCTGAAGCAAAGACTGCACCATCTATGCTGGCCACGTCCTAACACCCATTCGGTTCAGTTCCCAAGCGAGGAACTGAACCCGCGTCCATAACGTGAGCATAGCAGCGAAACAACCCACTCAGCCACGAAAACCAGCCATGCAGAGAATCCACCCCACGAAATCCGCACTCTTCCTCGCCCTCCTGCGGGCTTTTTATGTTAATTTTTTTTCAGTTTTATAGTATTGCAGTTTATAGGGCTAAACAGTGTAGATACTGGGCCTTTTAAAGGATCGAAGATCTGAAAAGATCGCGATTTATTTCACTGTTTTACAGTTCTTAAAACCTGCATTGGCAGTTGGTAAAATCGTAAGTGTTTATTTTAATTGGTATTGTTATGGATTTTGTGAGGGTTTTATAAAAGCCGTAAAAATAATTAACAAGGGTAAACTCAATTTAAAACAATGGATTAGATCGAAATAAAACTGAAATTAATATTTAATTGAAAAATATTTATATCGTAGAAAAAAAAGAAAGGAAAAAAGGGCAATTGTGGACAAACTTTTAGAGCTGCGTGGACACTTTGTGGACACTCCAAAGAAAAAGGACTTAGCCTTTCGGCTAAGTCCTTGTTTTAATTGGTGGAGGCGGCGGGACTTGAACCCGCGTCCAGAAAGCCTACATCCTCGGCACTACATGTTTAGTCTCTCTTTTATTTAACCAAGCAGTCTCCGAAAGACAGGATGCTACTT